GTCCACCAATTGCGACAGCTGCTTGGTTGTCATGCCGTCGTGGCCCTGCAGCAGATGGCGCAGCTTGTTGGGTAGCGTGTTCATCGCTTGCCCTTCATTTTGTCCACCCAGCACACTGCGCAATACCAGCGATGCGGGCTGGTCTGCACGCCGCCCTCGGGTGGCTTCTTCTCTTCACATCGGTGGCACAGCTTGAACGGCTGCCCATTAACGCTGCTGCCCTTTAGGCTAACTTGGTGTTTTGCAAAACTCATTGACATACCTCATGCGCGTAGACCTCGATCCTCGGGTCGTACGAATAGCGTTTCTCTGCGACCAGCTTGACTACCTGCTTGTCGTCCTGGTAGACCACGCCGTTGAGCGCGTCGAGCACCGCCTTGGCCACGTTGTCCAGGTCTGGCTTGCCGGGTATCAGCGCATTGTTTAGCGCCAACATTTGTTTGTGCTTTGGCCAGCTCGGGGGGATGCCGTAAAAGGCCACCACGCGCAGGCTGATGGCCGTGTCGAACACCGACCACACCGACATGGCAAAGCTCGCCTGGTGAGCGATGGCTGCCTCGTACGACAGCGTCTTGGCGTCGGTGTACATGCGAACAAAGCCGCCTCGGGTGCTTGCCCGTGGTCTGCCCTTGCCAACGGGTTGACCAGGCACCACGAAGTAGATGGCGGCGCTCATAGCAGACCCGCCTTGCGCATGTCTTCGACAAACGCCTGCACATCAGGGCAGGGGATGTCGCGCCAGCAGGCCGCATCACCCGTCATGAAGAGCGCCTCGGTGAGCACGTCCTCGGGGATCGGCTGGCCGTCTTTGGCCATGTCTAGGATGGCTTGCGCTTCGGTGTGGTTCATTGCTTCACCCCCGACAGGAAGCGCTCCAGGCGGGGCGTCAGCTGGCCGTAGCGTGGCTGCAGCTGATCACGCACGCACTGGTCGATTAGGGATGAGATAGAGCGGCGCTGGTCTTCGGCTGCCTTGTCAAGCAGCAGGCGAGTCTCGGGGCGCAGCCTGGTGAGGAAGGGTTTAAGTGTGTTGTCCATGGAGCATTAGTGTATATCGCTCTGATATTGGACAGGACACCTAAGTCACTGATTTTTTGCTGTATTAGGGTAAATCCCTAGAAAATACTGACCGATTGGGGGTTGTACACCGATATCGCTTCGTGTTTATAATCCTTCCATGTTCAACGCACAGATGACGTGCAAGGAGTTCAACATGACACCCACCGCAAAGAAGATTTACGACATCGAGCTGCAGATCGCTCGCATCGAGCACAACCCTGACAGCTACATTGGCGGCGCCAAGGCTTACCACTCTGGCTACCAGACGTTTCTCAAGCCAGCTGCACAGCGCAAGGTTGACTCGCTCAACAAGCAGCTGGATGCATTGCTCGACAGCGTGGAGGCTTGATCATGACCAAGTTTGTAGCTTACTTCCGAGTCTCAACAGACCGCCAAGGCCAGTCAGGTCTTGGCCTTGATGCACAGCGCCAGGCTGTCGCACAGTACATCGGTGACCAGGAGCTGGTTGCTGAGTTCACAGAGATCGAGTCTGGCCGCAAGACCGACCGCACAGAACTGGTTCAAGCCATGAGCCTGGCCAAGCGTACAAAGGCAGTCCTTGTGATTGCCAAGCTCGACCGCCTTGCCCGTAATGTCCATTTTATCTCTGGCCTCTTGGAGTCTGGCGTGCCATTCGTGTGCGCTGACATGCCAGAAGCTGATCGCACCTTTTTGCAAATGTCTGCTGTATTTGCCGAGTGGGAAGCACGCAAAATCAGCGAACGCACAAAGGCTGCTTTGGCACAAGCCAAGGCCCGTGGCACACGCTTGGGTTGCCCTACTCCAGAAGTTGGCAGCGCAGCTGGTGTGGCCAGTATCAAGACCAAGGCAGACGCCTATGCAGCACGCATGCTGCCAATGGTGCGCGACATCCAGGCACGCCTGGGTGCAGCCACCCTCAGAGACATTGCTAATGAGCTGTCAGCTCGTGGCATTGAAACCGCCAGGGGCGGCACAGTCTGGCACGCAAGCCAGGTTTCCAACTTGCTCGCAAGAGCTTAATCAAGGAGAGAAGCATGAAAGAAAAACTGATCGATGTAGCCTACGTTGTGGGCACGTTCCTGGTCTTTGGTGGCTGGGGTGTTTTGTTGGCATGGAGAGGCTGATTATGAACACCAGATTTTTGACCCACGTCCGTCGCATCTTTGCCGGTTACGATGCACCGCCTGCCGTAATTCGCTCTTACCAGCTCCAATGGGTGCGCTCTGTTCGCCGGCTTGGTGACAATTGGTTGATGGCCAAACAGATTCAAAAGATTCAATCATGAAGGCAATTGGTCGCGACATAAAGCAGCGCCAGCTCGACATTTTTGAGCAGCGCGATCACCAGTTCCTGGAGCGCTGCCGGGCACTAGCCGTGGTTCTGTGCAAGCAGCAGGGCCAGGTCTCCATCAATGACATCAGGCAGTTTATCGAAGTGCCGCCTGGCGTCCATCCATCTGTCCTGGGCGCGGTCTTTCGCACCAAGCAGTTCAAGCGGGTTGGCTTCATCGAGGCCGCCCACCCACAAGCTCACGCCCGTGTGGTGCGTGTGTATTCCCTCGCCACCACAAAGGAGTGAAACATGGCCGGAAAATTAACCGACGACAAAGAGATGAGCGCCAGCCGCCTGCCTGGCCTGATGGGCTTCAGCAAGTACAGCACGCCCAATGATGAGCTGCAGTTCTCAATCAACGCCATCGATGGCAAAGAGCGCCCCGACATTGGCAACGAAGCCATGGGCTGGGGCAACACCCTGGAGCCGGTGATCCTGACCGAGGCAGCCAAGCGTTTGGGGCTTACTGACTTTAACACCGAGATCAATCAGGCATACACCCACCACAACTTTGCGCTGTCATGCAGCCTGGACGGCGTTGGCAATGGCACCGGCCAGGAGATCACCACCGACCCCGACAAGGGCATCTTCGTGGTTGGCCAGGACTCCATTGTGCTCGATGGCCCCGGCGTGCTGGAGGCCAAGCTGACCAAGACCATGCCAGAAGACGTGCCTCACCTGGCACGCGGGCCGATCCAGCTGCAAGGCCAGATGCTGGTCACCGGCCACAAGTGGGGCGCCGTGTGCGTGCTCTACCAGGGCATCGAGCTGCGCGTGTTTTTGTTTGGGCCTCATTACGACACCCAAAAGGAGATCGTCAAAGCAGTGCTGCAGTTTGAGAACAAGCTGGACAAGTACCGCCGCAGCGCTGAGATCGACTGGTATCCACCGGCCAGCAGCAAAGAGCTGGATCGCATCTACCCGCAGGTTGCCAGCAAGGAAGAGATAGAGCTGCCAGGCAGCGTGACCGACCTGGCCAAGGGCATTTTGGAAAACAAGGCCGCCATCAGGGCAGCCGAGGCTCACATCGAAACAGCAGAGAAGCTGATCAAGGCGCAGCTGGGCCAGGCAGAGAAGGGCAGGGCGGGGCAGTACGTCATCAGCTGGCCCATGCGCAACTACAAATACCAATCGGAGCGTTTGATCCCAGCCAAGGAAGCGTACAGCGTGCGCCAGTCCACTCTGTCGATCAAGGAGTGGCAGCCATGATCTGCACACTCATTGCAATCGGCTGCCTGATGATCGGTGGCACCGTCGGCCTGCTGGTTGCCTCGCTGTGTTTCATTGCAAAGGACAACTGACATGAACCTACCAGACCGTCCAGCCATCCGACACGCATACGAACGCGCCGTGGTGGCCCTGCTCAATGCGAGCGACGCAACAGAGGACGAAGCCGAAGCGTTTGTTGACGCAATGGCCGACCTCATTTTTACAACCATGAAACAGTACATCGAAGAGGAAGAACAAAATGCAACTCACAACCACTAACCAGCGCGGCTTCGCGCCAGCCACCCTCACAGAGGCCATCACATTCAGCGAGATGCTAGCCGGCTCCAGCATGGTGCCCAAGGCATACCAGGGCAAACCCCAAGATGTCCTGGTCTGTGTGCAGTGGGGCTATGAGATGGGCCTGGCACCCATGCAGGCGTTGCAAAACATTGCCGTGATCAACGGCAAGCCCAGCGTATACGGCGATGCAATGATGGCCCTGGTGCAGGCCAGCCCCGTGTGCGAGGACATTGAGGAATACTTTGAGAACGAAGGCACGCCAAACCCCGTCGCTGTTTGCGTGGCCAAGCGCAAGGGACGCAAGCCAGTGGTGGCCAAGTTCTCTGTGGAAGACGCCAAGCGCGCAGGTCTGTGGGACAAGTTAGGCCCATGGCAGGCATACCCCAAGCGCATGATGCAAATGCGTGCCCGTGGGTTCGCGCTGCGCGATGCGTTCCCAGATGTCCTCAAAGGCATGATCACAGCTGAGGAAGCCCAGGACTATCCTGACGAAGCCAAGCCCGTGCCAGTGGTCAAGCCTGCCAACCCGCTCGACCTGGTTGCCAAGCCAGTTGAGATTATTGAGGCAGAAACAATTGAGCCTGATCCAGTACTTGATGCGATTGATGATGCCATCGATTTTGTAGACAAGATGGTTGAGCGCTTTGAAGTAGTGGACATACCCGAGGTGGATAAGACAAGCTCATCTGATGAGCCTGCGGCCATTGGCTTTGCTTTGTTTGTTCCAGGCAAAGAGCAGCCACACAGTGTGCATGACACCCTTGACGAATGGGCAGACGCATACGAAGATCTGGCCGACAAGACTGCGAAGGCAGGCAAGCGACCAGCACGCGAGCGCATGACAATTCTGAAAGAGCTGAAAGAGTGCAACCAGGAAACGATTGGCCGCATCGATACCATGAAGCGGATCAGGCACACGGCCAACTACCAGAAGCGCATCAACGCACTGGGCGCTGCGCAGTGAAACAATTGATCAGGCCTGCAAAACGGTGAGCGCCAAATTGATGTGCTTGATTCGGTCGTCAAGACCGATGAAGCCACCATTGATTTTCTTGGTCATCATTTTGTAGTCCTGGTTGTCAGCGTACTGGTTCAACTTGTGCGTATTCCAGAACCACCCGGCGGTCAGCGCAGCAAACTGGGGCGTGGCCACCAGGTCGGGCTCCATCACAAAGTCAACACCCAGCGCCTGGCCCGCGTGGTAGTACCCGCTATGGCCGGTCAGCTGGATGCAGCCTCTGCCCCGGAAACGGTACCCATCCCCTGATGCTTCATCCCTGTTGCCCATGCGGTCGGCGTAGACCTTGTTGGCAATCTTGCGCGGGTTGCGTTCGTATTGCTTTGCGATCTCCAGCAGCGGGAAGCGCTTGGGCCACAGCTTCATCAGCGCTTCGGCCCGGTAGTTGAGGTTTTCTTCCAGCGTCTTGAAGTGACCGCATTCATGGCCGCACTGGCCAATGAAGCTGGCCTGCTGCGTTGGGGACATGATCCCAAAGCGTTCAAAGGTTTGGTTCAATGGGTCTACCCACTGCGTGCCAATATGTAGCTTTGTCAATTGTTCGCTATTGACCATTGATGATGTTCCTCACTTCGTTGTAGGCACCGATGCAGGCGTTGAGCTTGGTGATTGCTTTGTCTCCTTCTGCGGCGATGTCGATAAGAGCTTCAATAGTTTGTCGCTCAAGTTCGGTTGCATCGGGCTGGCTGGGTTGTGTATTTCCAGGGGCAGGGGTGGCACTTGCACTGGCTTGTGGACAACTTGGGGCTGGGAGGCGCAGCCGACCAGTCCGAGCAAGCTCATGCATAGCAGACTGCTTTTTCTTGACTTCATCTTGGGCCTTTCTGAGTTGGGATTCCTGATCACTGAGCTTCGCGCCCAGCTCTTGCTCTTTCTTTCTGGCCTCATCATTCTTCTTGGCGATGGCCAGCTTCATGTCGTTGTCGCGCTCAAGCCAGCCGTAATGATGGCCGACACGATAGGTGCCAAACAAAGAGATGATCACGCCAACGATCAGCCAGGGCAGTGGTATTGGTAGCATCAGTCAGCCTCCGTTCTCGCCAGCGCAAGATGCTCGCGTTCGTGATCGTCTTCTAAATGCTCCGGCGGTGTAGTTGGTGGCGGGCCAGGTGTCCAGGACTCATCGAGCTCTGGGTTTTTCCACACGGGCATGGCGCCAAATGGCTGGCTTGGCAGGCCATAGGCAGACTGCGCTGGTGCATAGCTTGTGCTGTAGCCACCGCCCATCATGGGCTGGCACGGCTGCTGCATCATGGGCTGTGGTGGCTGCGGTGCGCCAAATGCTTTGGAAGCAGAGCCGACAGCGCGCTTTGTCATCACGCCACCAATGCCGCCCACAATCAGCAGCACGATGTCGTTCAGCATCTTGGTATAAGCCTGGTCAATCGGGGCCATGCTCTTGATGGGCTGAGTAACAAAAGTCACAGAGTACAAAAGCGCCACCACAATGAAGCATAGGATCAGTGTGACTGAGACGACCACAAAGCCCCAGACCCTGACTTCAAAAGCCTCTGCGCTTAAAAGCTCACTTTTCTGCTGGCTGTTGGGTTGCATTGACTTGTTTCTCCAAGATGGGTGCTACTAAATATTCTGGACACTGCTGAGTAAATAAGCACTTTGGCTTTTGGCACTCTGCTGCATGAAAGTGGTCAGGATTCTGGCACTTGTACCGATAGCGGTCTTCGCAGCCAGTCAGCAGTAAAAGCAGCAATAGATATTTCATTTCCCTAGTCCTACTTTGCCAAGCAATAAATTGACTATTTTGTCAGATAAATCATCTGGCAGAAACTTCATAAAACCCAAGAAATAAAGCGCCACGCATCCGTAAACGAATATCTTGAGGCATAGGTCAAAGGTCTTCTGATACTCATTCATCTGCCACCACATCTGCGAGTTGTTGCACAGAAGTCCATCAATTCATTGACTCCAATTGCCACCAGAAACAAGACAAAAGCCACACCGCCAATGATCATGGCCAGCTCGTTCATCTCTTGCTCTTTGGCCTTGGCTTCTTTTTCTGCCTTCTTTAATGCGCTCAATTCTTTGGCATCTGCTAAGTCCATCTCGGCCTGTCTGGCCTTGATCTTGTTCCAGACATCGATCTTGCCAGTCTGCATGAAAAGCATTTTTAGCTCTTCCTCGAATGCTCTGGCTTGTTCCAGTGCCATCTCGATCTGCAAGGCCGTACCCATGTTTGAGCCTTTGCCAGACTGCTTTGCTTGAAGCATGGCCTTGGTGGCCACAGACTTTGCGTCAAACATCTTGCCAATCATTGGGGCAAGTGAGCCTAAATCATTGGCCACCTTGCTGGCCTTTTTGACCATGCTGATGGCACTTTGTATCCCCGCCAGGGCCGTCATCGGATCAATCATTTCCTCTTCTCCCACTTGAGACAAACAACCTTCCGATTGTAGACATCACCAGTCCATGCCCACCTAGTGCATCGATATTCTGCGGTTGCTGCCAATAAGACCAGAGCATAGATCATGGCCAAAACGAAATGATGACAAAAAAGCACCAAATGATAGTGACGACCAAAAGAGCCGCAGCAGTGATTGCTACGGCCCAGTCTTTCATAATCCGAATATCTTTTTGACGAATTCGGCAGCCACACCTGGGCCAAGTAGAACGGCCAAGATCGCTGCATAAAGCAAGTATTCAATCTTGGTCATGCGCCTGTCGCCATCTTTTAAAGTGTTGGCGATACTGTTGTATCGCTCGGCACAGATGGCTTCATGCACAGCAAGCCTTTTATCAACATCGGCATCCATGATTCATCTTATGGCGCATCAGGCCAAGTAATAGTCCAAGGGAAACCTGTCTGCGTAGTTACATCACGCAAGGCTTGACGATAGGTAGCCCATACTGCTTTGTCAACAGGAGCATCTGCTACTTGTGTCCAATCACAGTCTTTTAGTTTCTCATCCCTTGAAGCACGAACACTCTTAGCCTGTTCAGCATCTTTAGAAGCCTTGTAAGCTAATTCTTGTTCAGCAGCAGTAGTAGTTACACCATCTACCACTTGGTCAATGAAGACAGGGCCAAGGATGTACTTTGTGTACCACTTACCATCAACTTGCTCAACACCATTGGCTTGAGAGTATTGGTAAACAGTTCCACCAGTAGCTTGTGCGCCTTCAAAGACTACATCAGCACCCAAAGCTGTTAAGACCTCAGTTGTTGTTATGTCCCATGATGGGCCACCATTGGCTTTTGTGTATGCACGAAATTCACTTTCGTACATAACTGCGCCTGTTGTTCTGATTCTGATTTGCATATTAATTACCTCAAGCAATTGCTAAAAAGATGTATGTTGCGCCATTGGTATTGGCATTAGAGCCAGACACCTCGTTAACAACAAAGCCTGTGCTGTCTGTGTCTAACCAATCTTCACCAGTGACTTCTGCATTTGTATTATTTAATTCAAGGTAGGGGTCGCTACCAGAAACAATTCCTCGTGCTGAATCTGACACCATCCAGTCACCTGTACCGCTTGTTTTCTTGATGAGTACAAACCTAGCCCCACCTGTAAAACCACAGTTGATTGTTTGGCTAGAGCCGTTGCCTGTGTAGCTTCCTACTTTGGAAACACCAGCGCAGGTTGCAAAGAGGTAAGCAACATGTTGGTTGGTGTTAGTGTTCATTGAACCAGAGTTCACAAGAAACATACTTGTAGAAGTTGGGGCGGCTGAAAACACACCTACGTTTGCATATGTGTCATTAGGGCATGAATTTGTTAAATTCAAAAACCCATAATTCATAGTTGTAGACGCAAAGTTAAAAAGCACAGGCCAGTTGTTTCCAGCAGTTGTACGATTCTTTCCAATAATTAACTCAGGCACAACACCCAAGTTATGTGTGATTGTTTGCGTAGAACCATTCCCTAAATAACAAACCTCATCAAAGAAGCTAGGGGCACGTTTTAAAAAATACCAAGTTGGCTGTGCATTGGTTTCTTGTTGACGAACACCATCCATGTTGTCCCAATAATACTCACCTAGAGCCTCGGCCGCTGTTGACGTTGAATTAAGCCTGTAATTTGCTGTCAAACGGGAAGCAAACCACTTACTTCCACTTTCATCCGAGTTGTGTGAGCCGAACACCATATCTGTAGTCAATCCTGCATTGATAGGCGTTGTTGCTGATGCGCTATTTATAGGAATTACCATCGGCCTAAACACACTAGTACTACTTGTAGGCACTTTCATCGGTCTACGAATGGCTATGTAGATGTAGGTTCCAGACGCAGTAAGAGTCCCTGTGCCAAAAGAAAAACCAGTAGCAGTTGGGTTTGCTACAAAAGCATTTGGGTCTTCTGCGTTACTTGTGTTTGCCGACAATTCGGCAACTGCCGAAAAACTCCAACCCCGCATAACGTCAACCATGTACCAATTGCCGCCAGTTGATGAGTCAGTTCGTTTGAACATGATCCATTGAGGCTCGTAACCAAGAGTTACAGTTGCCGCCCCACTAGACGCAGTAAACGACCCACACGAAATCACATTGTCTGTACCAGTCAGGCCAAAGCCTCCTGCGTTGTGGGCGAATAGGTAGGCGACAAATGTTTTACCATTTTCATTGGTTGCGCTATTTGTGCCAAGAGTAAATTCTGTGCTTGTTGGAGTTGTGCTGTTCCAATAAGCACTATTAGTTGTTTCTGCGCTTGTCTCATTAAGAGCCAAACCTTTTGTGTTTCCTAGGCTTCTGTGATAAACGCGCCAAGTATTTGCAGAGCTTGTTTGTTTAACAATAATGCAACCCGGCACTGAACCAAGATTATGTGCGACTGTGCGGCCTGCTGTGCCATTTCCCGTATAAGTCACAACATCAAAGAACTTTGGTGCTTTTGCCCAAGACCAACTAACATATGGGTTAGCATCATTTGTAAGAGTACTGCCACCAAGAGAAAACCCGTTTGTATTAAAGCTAGTTAATGTAGTAGCACCTAATGCTTGCGCAGAAGTTTGACTGCTACTTAAATAATATCCAGCGCCACGATTGGTATCAAATAAACTATGGAAATTTGCAACAACCCTGTCTTTTACCCAAACCAATCCACCTTTAGTGGATAAATCAATGCCATTGTTAATACTTTGGCTTGAGGGGCTACTACCTGTAAATAAAAACGTGGAGAAATAATCTTCTATATATTTAGGTACGGCAGCAACCCCGCCCCCAAATGCGTCATAGCTTGCTGCACCACTTGTTGCTTGTAATGGCATAGTGTTAAGCCTTAAATTGTGTGTTGCTTGCCAAGACTGTGAAAGTCGCACTACCTGTCTTGATAATCAAATATCTGTAGCTATCAATGCCACTAGCATTACCTGCAGTAGGCGCACCACCTAGCCACCTAGTAGTCACTCCAGAAGTCGTGCCATCCACTTGAACAGCAGAGTTGTAATAAGCAGTAGAGCCTTGAGTAACCAAGAAAGCCACAGTCATTGATTGACCTGTACTCATCAAAGTATTCAATGAAGTACCGCTAGAGGCTCTGAAGTTAACTGTCCAGTTAGCACTTGCGTTACTTGTGTAATACAGAACTGACTGAGTGGTAATGTCGTAGTTAATCGTGCCAGTAGCCGCAGTTGCTGATACTGTAGCTACCTCTGCTGCATCGTTTAGAACAATGGCTGTAGCTGATGAAGTGCCTGTAAAGGTCTTAGTGCCTGTAAAGGTCTGTGCTGTGTCGGTAAAGACGATGTCAGCGTCATAGGCTTGGACGTTTGTGCCAATTGCCAAACCCAAGTTTGTGCGTGCTGTTGCTGCATTGGCCAGGTCAGACAGATTGTTTGCTGAAGCCAGGTAGCCAGATCCAGACACATAAGCAGCAACCCATGCGCTGCCTGTGTACAACTTCATTGCGCCATCAACGCTGTTGAAATACAAAGCGCCAGCGACCAATGCGTTGCCGTCATTGTCAACACTTGGGTCGCTTGTTTTTGCGCCAAGGTAGCGATCGTCAAAGCTGTCATAGGCTGCCAGTGTTGCATCACGCGCAGCTTCTGCGGCCGTCTGTGCTGATGCTGCGCTTGTTGCGCTACCAGCTGCAGAAGTTGCTGAGCTTGCTGCGTTAGTCGCTTGTGTGCTTGCAGTTGATGCGCTACCAGAAGCAGCAGTTGCAGAGCTGGCCGCGTTGGTGGCCGACGTAGATGCGTTGGACGCAGACGTGCTGGCTGCTGATGCTGAGCTGCTTGCATTGCTGGCCGATGTGCTGGCAGCGCTGGCGCTGTTGCTTGCGTTTGTTGCACTTGTCGCTGCAGCTGTCGCGCTGTTGCCTGCGTTGGTGGCTGCAGTGCTTGCCGTACTGGCTGAGCTTGATGCAGCGCTTGCAGAACTTGCTGCGTTTGTCGCAGACGTTGATGCATTGCTTGCCTGGGTGCTTGCGGTGCTGGCTGAGCTTGAAGCGTTAGAGGCAGACGTGGACGCATTTGATGCACTAGTGGCAGCAGCTGAGGCAGATGCGGCTGCGTTGGTTGCGCTTGTCGCGGCAGCAGCTGCGTCAACCAGCAAAGACCACTTGGCAACGTCAGCGTTGGTGTTGATTGGCTGCGATCCGCTGGACGTGTGCTGAACAAGACATTGCCAGATGTTGCTGTTGGTTGTGTCTTTGACAATGTCTCGGACGTAGTACAGCGTGCTTGCAGCCCAGTTGCCACGGTTGGTGCCCAGGGTGTCAGCGATTGCCGGGTTGCCGTTGGCATCAAAGCCCAACGCTTTGTTGGCACGCAAGGCAGCGCGTGGCAGCGTCATGTTGATTGATGTTGGATCAGTCTGTGGCGCGCTCAATGCACGCTGCAAGCCTTCGGCATTCTGCTGAGCGAAGATGGTCTGCTGATCCATCTCATCATTGACCGTGTTGGCAAAGAAGTCGCCACCCGTCACAAAGTCTGTGGTGCGCTGGATCGTGCGATTGCCCACAATGGCGATCTGTGTGGCGCCAGTAGGAGCAGCTGTAAGTGTGATTGAGCCAGTGCCGTTAGCTGCAATGGTCACCGTGTAGTTGGTGGTCAGCGTCAGCAGTACGTCGTCCTTGAAGACAGCAATGTCGGTGTTCGCCAGAATTTCAAAGGTGAACGCATACGGGCCAGTGCCACTGGCTGCGTATACAACTCGGCGGGTTACGTTTGAAATTGGGACGGGCATGATTCAATCCTTCCTAATGGAAATTGTACGGTTTTTCTAAGGTTTGTAGTAGAGGCCATTGGCCTTGCGCAGCTCTTGCAACTCAGCGATTCGCGCCTGCAATGCAGGGTCTTCTTGCTTAAGCTGGCCTTGAGCTGCTTGCATGTATTTGCTGTGAACCGATTGCACGGTCTTTTGCTGGTCATCTAATGACAGCAGGGTAAAACCTGGGGACATCATGACATCCATGATGCCTTGCTTAGATGGCAGCTCTTTGCCGTAGATTGTCAGCAGGCGGTTGTACTGCTCAGCTGTCATCTCGACACCATCGACCTTGCGATCTGGCATGCCGACGGGTGAACCGATGCGCACCAGGGCGTCGTCAACCAGGCTGAACTGGGCAGGGCTGACACGGGTCGGCAGCACCAGCTCCATGGGGTTGCCACGCGATGTCAGCACGGGGTCGCCCCACAGGTTCAGCGCTTCGGGCAGATCGGAGTTGAAGTACGGCAGACGCGACTTGTACTTGTTGAACGCCTCGACAAAGCCGCGCACGCCCATGGGCAGCTCGGGATCTGCGCGTGTGTCCTTCCTGGTTGGATCAGACAAGCGTGAGATGCCTGCGACCAGGGAGCTGTATGCGCCAGCTGGTGAGCCGCCAATGACAAAGCCGCCAAACTGCTTGACCAGGCCATCGACAATCTTCTTGCCGTCAACAGCGCCTTGCTGGTTGGTGCCAATCAGCTTGGCCACCTCAGCAATGCCCTGCAAATAGGGCTGCTCTTTAAGGTATTCATACAGGCCGTATGTCGCGCCCAGGAAGACCTCTTCCACCTTGCTGGCGTCGGGTTCATGCTTAGCATACTCGGCATAGTCGGCAGCGATGGCCATCAAAGCAGACACCGGCTCCATGCCGCTGTAGCTGTAGTAGCTGTCACCCACCTTGATTGAGTACGGTTGCCAGCCATCACGCATCAAAGCCTCGCGGTCTGCCTTGCGCTCTGGGCCACGGCCAGTGATGCTGCCTTCAGAAGATAGCGCAGCAAACGTGGCCAGCATAGCCGACCCAAGTGTGACCTTGGCCAGGGCCATGTCGCGGTAGATGCCGCCCTTGGCCAGCTCCTCGCGCCACTGGGAAGACAGCGGCGCAAACGGTGTGCGCTCGATTACCTGCAAGCCAATGTTGGCCGGCGTCTTGAAGAACGGCACCACAATCTTGAGCGCTGGGTGATTAAAGACCTCTTGCAAGTTCTTCAATGCAGGCGGCAGCTCAGCGGTAAACGTGCCCTTCTGGGCAAACAGCATGGCTGCTTCGTCCAGATCACGCGGTGGGTTCTG